CCAAAATGCTCAAAGTTTTAGGGGGCCGCAAGCAGAAGATAGCCAAGCCTTTCAATTCGGCTCAGACACGTTTCCTGTAACTGTAGGGCAGCTACCTGTAGAGAGCAACTTTACGCCCCTACAGCTAGAAGCATTAGAACGAGCTTTAGTAGGCGGTGGCTTTGAGGTCGGCCCTCAACCAGATGTTCCAGATGTTTCACGTAACCCAGATTTTACACCCCAAGGTGGTGGCAGTGGTTTTATGCCACAAGGCGGTGATTTTATGCCGGGCGGTTACGAAAAGAATCCGTTTGAAACGTCGTATGAAGACGTTGAGCAGTACTTACGCGGTGGCGTTGTTGGGCGTAGGCGGGCATAATGCCAAGCACGAGTAAGAAGCAACACAATTTCATGGCTGCGGTGGCTAACAACCCATCGTTTGCTAAGAAAGTAGGAGTCCCACAGTCTGTGGGCAAAGATTTTACAACTGCGGACAAGGGCCGCAAATTTTCAAAAGGTGGTGATACTATGGCTTCCAAAATGAATGCTGGCTTTATGGCAATGATGGCTAAGAAAAAAGGCGCAACCAAAATGGCCGGTGGCGGCATGCCCATGAAAGACGGTAAACCCGCTTTTATCGGTGACGGCAAAGGCGCAATGAAAAAAGGCGGCATGGCAATGGGCAAAGTTAAAACAGCCGCCCCTAGCAAAGACGGTATTGCTGAAAAAGGCAAAACCAAAGGCACCATGATTGCCATGAAAGCTGGCGGCATGAAGAAGATGAAGTACGGCGGCAAAGCCTGCTAAGGAGTTTGTCATGAAACGTAGCGTTAACGAATACGATGAAAATCGTGGCGGTGGTATAGGCGGAAAATTAGCCGAAGCCGCTGTTCCACTTGGCGGTCTTGCGGGCGCTGCGGGAATGGTGGGCGCAACTAAAATGGTGCTTGATAAACCCAAGCAAAGTAAAGCTGATCGTGAAGCTGCTGCGGAAATGAAGCGGGAGTCTCGCGGCGTTAAGAAGCCTGCTAATTTTGACGCTATTGAAGAATCCAAACAAGACGCTAAAGATGCTGCTGCTCGTAAAAAAATCAGCGACATGGGTTACGCCAAGGGCGGTATGACTGCTTCTAAACGTGCCGATGGTTGCTGCATCAAAGGTAAGACACGCGGAAAGATGGTGTAATCATGATGGCCAGCCGTGGTATGGGAGACATCTCCCCTTCTAAAATGCCCAAGGGTAAGAAGAAGGCCCGACGGGACGACACGGACTTCACACAATACGCTGAAGGCGGTAAAGTAAATGCGGCTGGCAATTACACAAAACCTAGTCTGCGCAAGCGGATTGTGTCTCAAGTAAAAGCCGCAGCTACGCAAGGTACGGGTGCAGGTCAGTGGTCGGCTCGTAAAGCTCAGCTTGTTGCCAAGAAGTACAAGGCGGCAGGCGGGGGTTACCGAGATTGAAAGCGCCTCAGAAATCATTGAAGGACTGGGGCGACCAGAAATGGAGAACCAAAAGTGGTAAAAAATCTTCTGACACGGGCGAGCGATACCTTCCTAGTGCTGCGATTAAAAGTCTCAGCCCTGCTGAGTACGCTGCGACAACGCGTGCGAAACGTGCGGGCAAAAAAGCCGGACAACAATTCGTAAAGCAACCAAAGACGATTGCAAAGAAAACGGCAGGATTTAGATGACTACTTCAGGACTCACCTCGTTTAACCTTGACCTCAATGACATGGTCGAGGAAGCGTTTGAACGGGCGGGTTCTGAGCTTCGCACGGGTTACGACCTGCGCACGGCTAGGCGGTCACTCAACCTGCTCTTTGCAGACTGGGCTAATCGTGGCGTAAACATGTGGACGTTTGAGCAGAACACCATCATATTGGCTACGGGACAACCCACTTACGCACTTCCTGATGACACCGTTGACTTGCTTGACCACGTCATCAGAACAAACGCCAACGTAGCCAATAATCAGGCCGACCTGACGATTACGCGGATCAGCATGCCCACGTATGCCACCATCCCAAATAAATTGATCCAAGCGCGTCCTATCCAAGTTTGGGTACAGCGCTTGACGGGTAACTCCAGCGTTTTGCCGGGAACTGTGCAGGCAACGACTTCTGCCACAGCAACAACCATCCCAATCACATCGTTGGTAAATGTGCCAACAGCAGGTTTTATTACCATTGGGACAGAGTTAATTGCATACAACGAGACAACTCCAGCAGACGGCGCTACGCCCGCATACTTGCTCAACTGCTGCCGTGGACAAGACGGCACGACTGCTGCTACGCTAACCGCAGGCACAGCTATTAGCTTGGTTCAAAAGAACAGCATCACTGTGTGGCCAACTCCCAATGCGGGAACTACGTACCAGTTTGTGTACTGGCGCATGCGCCGTATTCAAGACGCTGGTGGCGGCACTAAGACCATGGATGTGCCATTCCGTTTTGTGCCCTGCTTGGCCGCAGGTCTGGCTTACTACATTGCGCTCAAAGTCCCCGAAGGACTACAGCGTTTGGACGTGCTGAAACAACAGTATGACGAGGCTTGGGATCGCGCCGCAGGTGAAGACCAAGAGAAAGCAGCCGTGAGGTTTGTGCCTCGTCAGATGTACATTGGAAGCGGTACGTAAATGGCCAATCGGTTTTCGTCCGGCAAGAACTCCATTGCGGAATGTGACCGCTGTGGGTTTCGTTTTAAGCTGCACGAATTACGTAAAGAAATTATCAAGACTAAGAACTACAATCTCTTGGTCTGCAATATTTGTTGGGATCCCGATCAGCCGCAGTTGCAGTTGGGCATGTACCCAGTGGATGACCCACAGGGGGTGCGCGATCCGCGTCCCGACTTGAGCTACTACCAGTCTGGTAACACAGGCTTGCAGATTGTTTTGACCAACAGTTCTGCGCAAAATGCGGCGGGGTTACCGTCTGAAGGTAGTAGGGTCTATCAGTGGGGCTGGAACCCTGTTGGTGGGTCGAGTAATTTTGATGAAGTTTTGACGCCAAATTACTTGGTTTTGAACGTAGAAGTTGGTACAGTAACAGTTGCAACGACATAAGGAGTCGAACATGGACAAGAAAGATTTAGCCCAAGACAAAAAGACCGCAGCCAAGGCTGTGCACAAGCACGAAAAAGCTATGCACCCCGGCAAGCCCATGACAAAAATGAAGGCTGGCGGCAAGACTAACAGCGATATGCTCAAGTATGGCCGCAACATGGCTAAGATCATGAACCAGCGTTCTGTTGGTCGTGGAGGTTAATCATGGCTACATACAGACAACCCAAGAAAGAACCAACAGTTATTGTTGGTCAAATGCCTGTTAAGGAAGCTTTGAAAGCCAACATGTCGTTGGCCAACGAGCGTAGCAACCCTTACCCCGGCACTAAAACATCTGGCATCAAGATTCGCGGCACAGGCGCTGCGACTAAAGGTGTGATGGCAAGAGGCCCAATGGCATGAATTACGCCGCACTCAGCGCTAACATTCAGGCGTACACGGAGAACACCGAAGCGGATTTTATCGCTGAGATACCCGTGTTCGTTCAGCAGGCTGAGCAGCGTATTTACAACAACGTCCAGTTCCCGTCTATTCGTAAGAATGTGACGGGGATTACTACACTCAATAACAAGTATTTGGCTTGCCCCAATGACTTTTTAGCGGTGTATTCTTTGGCAGTCATCGACGCTACCGGTTCGTATGAGTACTTGCTAAACAAAGACGTTAATTTTATTCGTCAGGCATACCCACAACCAACGGATACGGCGATCCCAAGATACTATGCGTTGTTTGGCCCACAGTCCACCAACGCCGCTGAGTTGTCTTTTATCCTTGGCCCAACACCTGATGCCAACTACACTGTCGAGTTGCACTATTATTACTACCCTGAGTCTATTGTGACTGCTGGTACAACGTGGCTTGGCGACAACTTTGACTCTGTGCTGTTGTACGGCTCGTTGGTCGAGGCTTACACGTACATGAAGGGTGAAACCGACATGATGCAGCTTTACAACCAGAAGTACATGGAAGCAATGGCGCTGGCAAAACGTTTGGGCGATGGTATGGAGCGTCAAGACGCTTATCGCTCTGGTCAGTTCCGTCAGAAAGTAACCTGATATGTCATTGACCCAAGGCGCGACCAATACGTTTAAGACTGGACTGGCCAATGGCTCGTTCAGTTTTAGCAATACGGGCGACACTTCGTACAAGATAGCGCTATACACAGGCGCGGCTAATCTTGGCCCTGACACCACGGCGTATACAACTTCTGGTGAGGCGTCTGGTGGGAGCTACGCGGCTGGCGGTTCAACCCTGACAATCACCCAAGTCCCAACATTAGGTAACCAGACAGGTTCTACGGCTGCGGCTTTTTGGTCGTTTGCCAACGTGACTTGGACAGGTGCAATCACCGCCCGTGGTGCTTTGATCTACAAAGACTTGGGTGGCGGCAACACCGCTTCTATTTGTGTCTTGGACTTTGGTTCAGATAAAACGTCTGCCAACTCGTTTGTTGTGCAGTTCCCCACATCTACGTACAGTACCGCGATTCTTCGCATTGCATAAGGAGCCCCCCATGAGCTTGGACAAAATGACCGCTACCGACCAAGTAGCCGCAGTTACTAAATACAACACTACGCCGTCGGAACAAATGGCTATCGAGGGTTACTACCATGCTGTTTGCTACAGCGCGGATGGCTTTATCAAGTGGGACGAACCCATTCAGAACTTGGTTGTGACTGTTGGCAAGAACTTGACCTTGGACACTATCCTTGGTAACTCAGCCGCTGGCGCAGTTGTGATGGGTTTAAAAGGTGTAGGTACAGCCATAGCCGCTGATACACAGGCTATTCACGGAAGCTGGCTGGAAGTGGGCGGTACTAATCAGCCTACATACTCAGGAAACCGTCCTACACCATCTTTCAGCGCCGCTGCCGCATCTAGCAAGGCTACATCTTCGGCTGTGTCATTCTCCATGACAGGCACAGGTACAGTGGCGGGTTGCTTCATTAACATTGGCGGTAGCGCAACTAAAGACTCAACCACTGGCACATTGTTCTCTGCTGGCGATTTCTCTAGTTCTAAAGCTGTTGTTAACGGCGACACAATTGCAGTAACGTACACATTAACATTGACTTGATATGGCGTTAGCTTGGGGTGACGGCACATGGGGTGAGAACGCATGGGGCGGGGGAGAAACTTTCCCTGTCAGCGTTACAGAAACTGCCCTACTTGCTGATTCACCTGCGGCTGGGTTGTTGATTGAAGTAAGTATTACGGAGTCTTTGACTGGCGGGACGGCTTGGGGTCAAGATGCTTGGGGTTCTGGGTCGTGGAGTGGCACATCAGGCATTCAGGATATTCAGACTGTAGCTTTGACGATGAATGTGGCAGTAGATGAATCTGCCGCCAT